TCTAACGTCATGTTTCTAAACCGAAATGAATTTCGTATTACTATTTAGTTTCAGCAGTTTTTCTAATCGAAGCGTTAAACTCTGAGAATTTAATAGGCTTCTGACCAGGAGTCATATTCTGTAGTGCTTCACGGTAGCGGTCAGTCCCTGCTTTCCAGGTGTTACCACTGCCATCATCGGCACTGTAGTTGCTTTGATCTTTAGTAGTGTCAGCAGCAACTGCCTGTGTCTCAGCATCAGTCATCTCTGTGACATGCTGCAACCAGGCACGGTGCTCACCACCGAGACCATCTTCCATGATGATGTAGTTAGGACCACGGTGGACGATCTTACCGACCACACCACTGTCGTCATGCTCTACGATAGCACCAACCTTGTAGATCTGGTTGAGCATATAGTAATCACGGAAGGCATCGAAGTCTAGTTTAGGTGCGTATGTCCAGACAGATTCATGGACCGACTCACCCTTCTTACCTTTCTTCGCCTTAGGTGGAGGTGTCATCCCTTGGATAACATCTGCCATCAGTTTCTTAGAGTCCTTGTATCCACCAGTCCCAATATGGAATGAGTCGTGATCTCCTCCTTGGGCATGTTTACGCATTGCTGATGCAGACAGATTCTCGATAGGGTCATCACTGTCAGTAGCACGAGCACCTGCAGACTTAATGTTAATAGATTTGAAGTCATAATGCATACCATTATACTTGTTGGCGAGTTTCTCAAACTCTTTCACGCGGTCATCACCGACAACCATAGTGACATGCTCATGTCCTTCGTCATGCAAGTCGCGAAGAATGTCAAAGATATTTCTATGCGCTTCGTTGTTTTGGATAGCATCCTTGTGCCCCTTAAACATCTTACGCATGTGATCTACCTTCTGCTGTGCAGACAGTGGATTCTTCTTGTGGTCCTGAGATCTAGATGGGTAGATACGATAGTTACCTGAGTCACCACCATGTGACTTCACTGCATCAAGGAGTTTGCCATGACCAGCATGAGGTGGGTTAAACCTACCGAAGGTGATAGCAACATGCTTGTCTTCTAGTTTTTTATCTGCTGCTGAGGATCTTCCTTTCGCAGACGTGGTAGGTTTCTTAGGCTTCTTTGCTGCCTCTGCTGCCTCCCTGATAAATTGAATAAATCTCATTTGCCCCAATCTTTTGCGACGGTGAAGTTTGCTCGTGAAAACTCTAGACGATCAACAAGTTTGATTGCTTGTCCATCCATGATTGCTACAAATCCTTCTGGACTTGTGACACGGTATCCTCCCTCGTCTTCCAAGAAAGTACCCACGCCTTCAATCTTCTTGAGTTTATTTATCACCTGCTCTTTTGCAGCGATAAGGTCTTTGAATCCAGTAAATGTATGGATCATTACAGACTTATTATTATTTAGGTAAGCGAGAGCGTCTACCTTACGGCGCTTCCACTCTAGTTGTGACTTTTCAGTCTTCTTCTTCTTGATCTCATCATCATATTTCTTGGTCACGAAGTTGATATAACCAGAAGCAATGCCTTCTGCAGAGGGCACATTACCACCACGAATGACTTGGTTGAAATAGATCTTGAAGAGAGCGGGAGGTGCAAAGGTCTGTGGACCACCTGCCTTCTGGATCTCATCTAGAAACTTCTTACCCTTAGCAAGACTGCGCTGTGCTTTACCGATAGTGCCATTGAGTTTGCTGATCTCACCTGGCGTAAGGTTTGCAATGCCATTGGTATTCTGGAAGGTGGAGGAGAAGACTGCAACATCTTTAACACCCTGCATACCAGATACATCAACACCGAAACCAGCACCCATCTCACCGATGCTAGGTCCACTGTAAGATGTGTGAAACACGATACCCAACTTAGACTTAGCAACCTTCAGTCCCAACTCAGAGTGCTTGGGAATCACATAGGTGATGGTGTTAGGTTTGAAGTGGTAGCATGGTTGACCACGCATGGCGATGACATTAGGTCTCTTGGTATAGAGAAGGTCACCCTGCACAACACCCTTGATAGGAAGTTTTCTCAACTCCTTGAGGCACTGCTTCAGGATGCCAGCGATTGCACCATTAGGATAGTGGTAGTCAATCAACTCATCGTTGAAACAAATCTTAGGCTCATTCTTATTGAAGACTGACTTGGTGCCCACAAAGAATTCACCACTCTTAGGGTCAGTGCCACAGATGATAGCAGGAGCACCGTCCCATTTCACAGTCACCTTGGTGTTGTTGCCACCCTTACCTGTAGTAAGCATGTCACGCAGCGACTCCAGAAACCTGACAGCGTTGGTAGCGCCAGCAGATCCTTGGTTGAAGATGTCATCTTCTAGGTGCTCTAGGTGTGTGTTTTTTGCCATGGTCTTATTATAGGGCAGAGTAGGGCAGTGTCAGGGGTAGAGTGGACACTTTAGGCGCTGGCGTAGCGACCGATCAGATTGGTTAGGTAACGACCCTTCTCAACATAGTTTCTGAAGTAAGGTGCTCCTTTGATATTCTCAACCTTGACTCTAAGAATCAAGAGTTGTGCCTGACTGTCACCTTTCTTATGTATCGTGATGATAGGTAAGGCACCACCAGATCCCTGACCTTTCTTATATTCAACCTCCCATTCTTGCTGGGTGATCACGTTTGCAAGATTGCCAAAGGAATATATCTTTGCGTCACCTCTACTCAGTTGGACCAACTCAACATGCTCTTCATTTGATGTTGCATAGTAATCAATCGCCTTACCAACCTGAGTCATCATTCCCATTGCATCATCACCATCCAGTTTCCTCTGGACAACATCAGCAACATGATCATACAACAGGTTGACTGCACCAAAGGTGTCATGCTCAATCTCTTTCAACTTATTATACTCAGTCTTCTTAGAGGATACATCAATACCAAACAGTCTATTCCAGTATTCTTTATACCCTGGTTTGTTACCAGTCTTCTCAAAGAGGGTGCCACCCTGCTGCCCAAACTGTTTAACATCACCAGCCTTGAGTGATACTTTGATGTCTACATCCTGCATTACATTCTTATCATCTGTGATCTTTACTAGGACATCAACCTTTGTTGTCTGCTGTCCACCTAAACCATCAGCAATGATTTCTATCTTGTCGTATCTACCATTCTCATATACCAACTTCGCCCACTTGGTTACCTTCTCATCATTAGCATACTTCACAGCAGCAGCGGCATACTCATTGAGTGCAGACTCAGACTTACTATCTAAAAGAAATGACATGTTTGCTGAGGCAAGGGCAATGTACAACTTGACATCATCCTTTACATCAATATCTTTATTGTCAGCCTTATAAGTTTTCTCTGTTACCTTACCCTTTGCCCTGGATGTGGGTGATGGTAGTGCATGGAGCAAACTAAACACATCACCTACGTTGACTTTGCTATTCCTATTCAGGAATCTAGAGGCAACAGCAGCAGCAAACACACCCTCTGCAACGTCACCCATGTTGGCAGAGACCTTGGGTTTCTTCATCTGACCGAAGACATACATCTTCCCATTCGCTGCTTTGAATGGGACAGCACATGCTTGCTTCTTCTTATTCTGTTTAGCGTACGTTAAAAACTCCTCTAGTGCATCAGTGTCACTAGAGGAAGTTGTGGTAGAGGCAACATTAAAATCCCCACCCTGAAATAATTCAACAATGGCAGGTATATATTTTGCTACATCATTACTACCAGTATTTAAGTTGGCAGTTGACTGAGATATTTCCATCAGGCAGAAGACTTCTACCTAACTATTTAGATCAGTCCTTTTGATAACAATAAAAGCATCCTTGTTGCACTTCTTGGTGCCCTTCTTAGGAGACCACTTAGTGCCATGCCCATCGATTTCATATGTCTGACACCCTGCGGTGCAGATTTCATACTCAGCGCCTGCTTCCCAACCTAACTCGTCGAAAGCTTCCTGCAATTCTAACATTAACAACATACCTTCACTGCATTTACGTTTACTAAAAAGTGGATCCCTTGACCATGACAAGGGCATCAGATGTCACCAGGAGCACGATTCTCACTATAGTGTGCATCAAACATACCCTCAGGGTAACGTGCTGCCAGTTTCAAAGTGTTGATATAGATGATCTCATCAAGGCGCATGTCCAGTGCCATAGCAGCATTGGCAACATACCACATGATATCACCCAACTCCTTCTGCAGGTGCTCTTTGTTGGCAGTGTCCCAGGGTTTCGCTTGGAATTTAATCTTCTTCACGATCTCCATAAACTCACCACCCTCAGCACAGATACCAGAGGCAGCAGTGTCAAGACGCTCAATGTTACAACCTTGCTGGTGCAACTCAGTAAGGCGCTCCATATAAGACTGATAGTCCTTACTAGCATTAGATGTCACACGATCAACAAACTTACAGTAGCGATCGAGATCAACCTCAAATTTCTCTGGACCTTTCCCTGCATTTTCCTTTGCTTTGTTTTTCTCAGCAACCTTCTTCTTGGTCTTAGGAGCAGCAACCGAAGGGTTGTTGAGCATCTCATCAGGAGTCTTGGGAGTTTCATCAGCAACCCGTTGAGCACGTTGCTTTTCTTCTTCAATCTTCTCCTGTGCCTGACCTGAGATCTTCTCTGTCTCTTGCTCCAACTCGTAGTTAGGTTCGCCTTGGTCTGTAAATTTGTTTGGGTCAGTCATACTTTGAATCCTTCAAATGATTTTTTAGTGTCGGTAAATGCGTCTTCACTGATGTCACCAGCATCAATGATATTGTCCTGTGCGGACTGATCACAATCATACAATCTCATCTTCGCTCTGTCAATCCCGACAACGAATCGCTTGTATACTGTGGGATCATTGTATCTATTTTTAAGTTGCTTGACCATGATCTGACCAAGCTGCTCCATCTCTTCTGTGGATATAAGCGCGACCATAAGGTCAGCAGTAGCAGGCAGTCCAAAAGACTCGCTGGTATCAGTAATATCCACATCAGAGTTTCCATAACCACTCCTGGTAGTTTGTGTAGCAGAGACGATAGGGACATTCAACTTGCCAGCAAGTCCTCTCAACTCCTCTGCAATAGACTTAACATATGTATACGAATTGACGATGGTCCCTTTGTATCGTGACGAAGCACAGATATTCAGGTAGTCAACAAACACAATGTCAGGGTGGAATCCTTTCTTCAAAGACAACTCATTCAAGAGTGCCTCAAAGTGTCCCACATGAGCAGACGCTGTGGGATATTCCTTGATAACCAGACGACCTGTGGTCTTCTGCTTGAGAGATTCCACCTTACGAGTGTATCTCTCTTTGGTCAGCATAGGATCCGTCAGTTGTTGGATCGGGATGTCGAGGAGGTTTGCGTCAATTCGCTCAGCAATCTTTTCCTCTGCCATTTCAAGTGTAATGTAGAGTACGTTGCGCCCCTGTAGGAGCGAGGCACTAGCGCAGTGGCACATGAATAGAGACTTCCCGACGCCCGTGCCAGCAAGGGCGATATTGAGAGTCTTGTTAGGTAGACCACCTTTTGTAATTTTGTTAAAATAGTCGATGTCAAAGGGAATCTTCTCCTCTTTTCTGTGGTAAAAATCGTAACGTGCTTCTGCATCTGAAATATAATCGTGACCTACATGGTCATCAAAACAAACGCCCAATGCCTCAGACATAATGCTGGGGATAGCGTCCTTTGTCCTTGTCTTATCTTGTCCATCAGCAATCTTCACCGACTCCATCAGAGCGAGGTAGACTGCCCTCTCCTTACACCACTTCTCAGTGGTCTCCATCAACCAATCTTCGTTGTAATGATCACGATCTAGGTTATCAAGGAAGGTTTCAATCTCCTTGTATGACTCTTCCGTGATGTCACGTCGCTTTTCAATCTCAATCTTCAGAGCATTAGGCTCAGGTGACACATCATACTCACCGATATATTCCTGAATGGTTTCAAACAGGACACGGTTAGTAAACATGTCGAAGTATTCATCCTTAATGAAAGGCAAAACCTTTCGACAGTAATCTTCCTCTAGGATAAGTTTACTGAGTGCAATCTCTTCGATCTTAAGACTCATTGATAATGTAAATAGGTGGTCAATTCATACTTGTCATTACTGATAGGAGCGTTGTCCGAATAGGGATACGTCCATCCAGGTGGATATATTACCACATCACCTTGCTGTGGTTTAATCTTGAGTCCGACTTGAGGGAATTCCATCTCGCCACCCTCCTCAACATCGTTGAGAAAGATCTTGTATGCCAGGAATCTCTTAGCAGAGTCGGCATCACCAACGTCAATGTGGAGACCGAAGTTATCTCCAGTATCAACGTTGTATTTATTCAATTTGATTTGCTCAAGATTATTTTTGGATGCCCAAAACTTCTCGCAATCCATTGCCTTCATGTATTCATGAGCAGACCACTGAATGATAGGGACGACCTGTTGTTG